AAAAAATTTTACCAATGTCTTGATGCTCGGTTGTGGTTTGAGAGACAACAAGATGATTACGAGATTGTTTGTGCGTTATCTGGTATGAATAAAGAATATGTTTACCGAATGTATAATAAGGTTATGGATGATGATGATATTGACCCAGTGGCTATGTTAAAACAGTTTATGAAATACTAATCAATAATTTCTTTGATTTTTAACCGACCCATGTCTTCATAGAGAGATGCTGTGACCTCCTTGCACTGCATGTATATTCCCTGCTGTTCCTCTCCTATGTTTCGAGCAATAATGCGTTTCTGCTTAAGACAGTCGCTGAGACCCTCAGTTGGAACCATCTCAATTGTCGAACCGTTCTGTATCATCAGTATTGCAAATACTACTTTAATGGTTTCCATTTTTTCTCTCTTCTAAATCTATTAGTCTTTCTTCGTGAAACTGTATGACCATATCATTCTTCAGAATCATAGGTATCTCTGCTTCCATTTGTTCTTTTAATTTGTCTACGTTCTCACCTAAGTACTCGACCAACATATAAAGCTCTTGAACTTGTGGACTGACCATTGCACCTTTAGGCACGCCATCTATAAAGTTGTTGGCAGCTTCTAAGTCTTTTTCCATTAACTGTAATGTAGTCTCAATTTTATTTAAGCGTTCAATCACTGAAAAATAGCTCATAGTGCCGATTGCAACCGCAACTAAAATAGCTAGTAAGTTACGTGCAGGGAGTGAGATTTGCGTTGCGTCTGATAATTTCATACTTCCTCTAGTTGTCTGTTTTCACAGTAAAACGCCCAAGTTTTTAAACCTTTACCCTCTTTTGCTCCATGATCGTCTGCTAGTTTAGTTACGAGTTCTGTCTTATTCCAAAATACATAATCCAAACATTCTATCTTTGTATCAAATTGTTTTAATTTATACTCAGTATAGTGTGGACCAGTTATACCATCATACCACAGCATAGCTGTTATAACCCAGATCATTTTTTACCAAAGAACTTTGTTGCCCCACGAATCCCAAATGAAGCACTCACGATCACGCCCAATGTATATTTATACCAGTCAGGTGTCATGGCTAAAGCTGCAAAACCTCTTTCAACATACTCTACAGTAAACGGTAAAAAACAAAGTAAGAGAGGAATTGAAAATAATATAGTGAGGTATTCGTCTTTCCACGAGTCTCTGCTACCTTTAATAGCTTCGACATCCCAGTCTATTTCGCCTGCAATTTGTTTTTTCTTTATCTCTGTTTCTGCTTTGATCGCAGTCAATTTTTGTTCTGCTTTTGCTTTGCGAGTTTGTACGTACCCACCAATAGCATCACTTGCCACTCCTAAGAGTGGTTTAATTAACATTTGTAACATATATATCCTTATAAATTTTGTATGATATGACTAAGCTCTATGCACCGAGCAGGTGTTTGTTTGTACCAAAGGCTATCACGCATTTGTGAAGCAGCTTCTTTGAAATCTTTTTTTCCCATTGCAGAGAACATCTTTTTAAATTTACGTACTCCGCTTTGTCCAAGTTGAAAGCACATCTCAGTCAGTACACCTTCAACTATGTATTTTTGTTTGTCATTCAACTCAGAGAAATCTGTGCCTGTTAGGTGTTCATAAACCAAAGTCTTTGCACCATCGTGTGCTTTTGTAAAATCTTTGTCAAATAAACTTTCCCAACCCTCTTGTGTTGTTGGCACATCTTCTCCGTCTAATATCTTGTGACCATATCCACCTGTAAGAAAACCCTCTGTGCAATGATATGGTTCTAACCTATAACCTTCGTGTGCTTTGATACGTTCTTTAATGTCGTTCATTTTATTGTATATCCTGATGGTTGTGTTGATAGCTTCGGCAATTTATCAGGTTGATTGCCTTGTAAAATATCTTCTAAGTTTTTGTATAAATACCAAACAACAGATCCAATGATACTGTCTCTTGTAAATGTTTCGGAAACTTCTTTAATAGAACATCCGTATTGCAATAACAGTGACACTGCTTTACCAGAGCTGCGTAGTTCTCTATCTAGTGTTGACTCTGATTTCTTTGTCTTTACCCATACAGCAACAGGTGTGATCCCTGTGCCAGATAGTATGTAATCCATTGTTGCCACGATTGGCATATCGTCAATCAACATACGAACATTAGTGGATCTCATCCTATTTGGAATTTCCATTCTAGCCACGTTACTCATAATCTCTTTCTATAATCATTTCCAAGTAATGTATAGCTTTTTCTATATCTTCTTTTTTGCCCTTAAACCTATGTCTACATACATATTTTATGACATTGCCCTCTGCGTATGCCAGGTTGTTAGCATTAATAAACTCAGCAGGTTGTATGATAAATCTTTTGTAGTGATCGCCTTTTACTTGTTTTTCAAGTGTCTTCATGGACACACTTTATTCCATCTTCCGCCCTTGTTCAACACCATTGGTAACAATTTTGGTAATCCATCTATAATTATACCACAACCTATTATAGGTCTAGACTTTTGTGTTTTACAATACTCAAAGGCAAGTGATTTAGCATCTATAAGACAACCGACTTGCATACCCCAGTTGAGACTATTAGGATTTCCCCAGTACAAAATAGAATACGAGCTATGGTAATGTCCCTGAACTGTCGGACAACCGTACTGCTGGGCTACTTTTAGGACATTAGCAGCTTTACCATGACAGAAATAAACCTGTTGTCCATTTGACATAGTAATAATTAAATCATCGTGCCATTTCCAACCAGGTCCAACTTCTAAAAAATCATTGTATGATTTCATAGCAGCTCTTGGTAAACCTGATGCTTTCTGTCTACGATATACTAAGCTACCATGATTACTGTCCATAAGATCCATCTCTGGAAATAGTTTTTCCATAGCATGAATAGTTAGCAAAGATGCTTTGTGTTCATCGCCTGCACTGTATAAGTCAGGGTCTGAGTCATGGAATGATATGGCGTGTGAGTCAACTTCATCGCCAATGTGAATAACACGATCAGGTTTGTATTTTTTTTTAATAGCTTTCAGAAAAGGTAATAAATCAGGGTGGTGATATGGACAGTGCGTATCAGATATAACCAGTATGCACTTGTTTTTCATACTTAATATTTAGTTGATTTGCACTAGAGGTGCAAGACTACATAAGGGTACGTATAATTAGGTAGCACATTTGTAAGAAAACAGTAGTTCCTATAAACCATACAAGAGTTCTCAGTTGTCTCATATCTTTTTCAATATGACATAAATGATTGTCTTTCAGAGTTGTTAGCTTTTGATCTAACAGTTCTAGCTTACCCTCTATACGGATAATAGCTTCTCTGTTTTCTTGTTCCATTAATCAGCTTCCTCTATAGTGTTACCTTCTTCAACCCATTTAAGATATTCTTGATAATCTTTGTTGTTTGGGTCTTTTGGTATTGATGCATTGTCAGACTTTCTCTTTATGATATTTTCTGATTCTTGTCCTGTTATTGCGTCTATTGATTTTTTATACATAATTATAACTCCGCATCTGCCTGAATATATCCATCAGAATCATTGTGTAATCTTATGACCGCTCCATGGCCTTGTGTTGCTCCACTAATTGTTGCTTGTGGTTGAACAGACCTACTTGTTGGTGATTCAAAACTAATATTAGAACCTGGGTCTCTTGCTCCACTATGGTCTAAAATTTGAACTTCACCATCAAAACTGCAAGTTGGTGCAGCTCTCATAACTTCTGGAAAAACTATGTGACCAATAAAGTTAGTGCTTGCGTGCATGTAACCATTGCCTAAATGTTGATAAGCAGCGGACACTCCAGAATCACCACCATCAGGAGTTCTGTAGAAATATCTTTGACATCTTCGTAATTGAACATCAAAAGGTAAATGTTCAAAGTCTGTGGCTGTTGAGCCTACTTCAAGTTGAACGCCTGTTAAGAAAAAATTATTGCTAGTGCTGTCCATCCAATTAACTTGATTGGATGTAGAATAAGCTGCACCTGCAGTTGCCCAAGTGTTGTTAGTGCCATGATAGTTAGAACCCCAAGCTAGATTAAAAGACACTATCATTCCTGTTCCATTGTCATTTGCAATAGCTCCATTTGCTCCTGTAATTAGACTTGTTGAACCTGCTGTTGGTGAAATATTTATTACTTTTTTCTCCCAAGTATCGGCTGATGAAATAGTGTATTCTATTGGGATTGTATAATTTGTACTATCTTCTTTACTGATAAAAATAGAATATGTGCCAGTTTTATTTGATTTTACATAAAAAGATAAAGTTAAATCTTTAGCAGCACTTGTGCCATACAACAAATGTTGCAAATTTTGAGCTTCTATTGTGTGATATATAGCAGCAAACTGAGCTGCTCCTATTGTTCCATCAGCAGTAGTTACATTTAATTCTAACGCTGTTTTTTGACCAGTTGTTGCTTGGTCTGCCGCAGATAAATTTTCAAGTTCAGTTGTATATGCTCCATCTGTACTTTCATAAAATTTATATCTATCTGCAGTTGAGTATGCTCCACTTGTAACTGTTGTCGTAGAGGTAGCCCTTTGAAATATACTCATATCACCATTGATAATTAAATTTCTAAATTGACTGTTAGGATTCTTTAGATTACTTACAGTCGTACCAGATCCACTGGTCTTTTCTGATATTGTATCTACTCTTATTTCACTCATGTGTTACTCCTATACGTCTTGTACGTTTGATAGCTGGTCGTTAGCTTTTAGGTCTGCGTATGCAAGTGTAAATGGGTTGTCAGTCGCATCTAAGCTGTAGTCTACTTTAAAGTGATCTACATGACGGTTTTTAATTCTATAGTTTTGTTCTTGTCTGTCTGCTCTTTTATCAGCATCAGCATAGATTAAAACGTCATAGATTAATTTCCATGTTGCATCAGCTTGTGTATAACCATCATCATCGTTGCCTGACCATTTACCGTCAAACTTTTTAACATACGCTGTTGGTATATAGCAATACGCATCTGTAAGTGCTATCCCATCATGTGTTGTCATATTTGCTGTTATTGCCATTTTTTTCTCCTTAATTTAATAATTTAATATCGTTTTGTTCTAGTATCTCATTGGCTTTATCTTCACCAACTGCTGCTTTAGCTAGTTCATACATAGCGTTAGCAAGTTTTTGATGTTTCTCATATTGTTGCCAGATAGCACCATTGTGCAGTCTCATAAATCCTGACATATTTATAAGTGGAGTTGCTTTTGTTCCATCTGTATTGTATTCATGGTTTATTTTGCCTACTAAACCTGCATCAATTAAATCATCTTGGTTATACTTTACAAAATCATCAAACTTAGAAGCTATAACACCTTTACCGTGTGATAAATCATAAGCTCTAACTAACTGAGCATCCTCATAAGCATCAAAAGTTGTTGAGCTACTATCTGCATGAAAATCCCCTTCAGCATCAAAAATAAATCTAACTGTATTTTGATTACAGATAGTAACCATATTTACGTTAGCACCTTGACCTGCTCCAGTGGTGCCTGATCTTGACAACGCATCAATTCTTACACAGCCATGATCTCCAGTGCCTTTACCAGTATCTTCACCACCATTACTAAATCCTCTTAGTTGTAGGGCAATATTACCATTGTCATTAATACCATTTATTGATAAACCACCGTCACCTGTTCCTGACTTGTTAAAAGCTGCATAAGTATCAGCTTCAAAATCACTTGTAATGCTGTGAGAAACATCAGAAGATTTCATGGTTAAAATTCTTGCATCATTTGCATTTTGATCTAGAGTAAGACCGCCAGCATCACAATCGGCGGCATCTTCACCGCCTGTAGATAATTTTCGTGATGAATCAGTTCTTAAAAATTCTAAGTTACCTGCTTGAAAAATCATAGTGTTAGCACTATGATCGTGAACAATTCTACCTGAAGCAGAGTCATCAGGGTCAGAAAAATATAATCCACCAGCTTTATCGTTTGGCGTTGATATTGTAATACCTGCATGATTATCATTTTCAATAACTAAATCATCATTGTTACTATCGATAGCTGTATCTCCACTGCTTGCAACTTTAATATGGACTGCACCCATGTCTGCTGCGTTTAGTGTAGAATTCATTAGGTTTGTTACCTTGCCATCTTTAATAGCAAGACTGTCTATAGTTACGCCACCTGCACTGGTATTTTCACTAATAGTGTCTACTTTAATTTCACTACTCATCCTTAGTCTCCTTTAATTCTTCTTTTAATATATTAATATAGCCTTGTTGGGCAAATCTAAGATCCTGCATATGTTTAGATACACGCACTACTTCTTCCAAAGCTGACTTAGCTTTAGTAGATATTTTAGTTTCGTCATATTCTTTGTTGTCTAGTGTAAACATTAGTTACCCTCCAATGTAGCTATTCTAGCTTCTAGTTCTTGTATTGTTTTTACAAGTAAAGGTACAAGTTTTGAATGATCAATGCCTTGATAGATTGGCAATTCTGCACTTTCCTCCCAAGTTGAATCAGTTGGATATTCTGTGTTACCATCATCATCAGCAATCTTACCAGCAATCCAATCAGATTCTTCTATGCCTTCAGCAATTAAATTACCTTGAGAGTTGAGTACAACTTTTGTTTTTGTTTTTGTCTCATCTTTTACTCCAGTTACCGCCAAAGCAACAACATCAGAGACTTCGTGAGCTAAAAAACCATCAACTGTTTCATTTGGATTATTTTTAAAATTAAATCTAGCTGGTTTTAATTCTTTAAGTCTAGTCGTTGCATCAAAATCATAATTAACATTTTCTTTTAGTCTGTAATCAGAACTTGTAGTATATGCAACAGTATTGGCACTTGCATTTAAATCAATACTTCCACAGTCAGTTCCACCTAAATCACTAAAATGAATTACTGGATCAGTTCCAGCAGTTGTTGGCATACTCAAATGTAATCGACCAAGTTCAGTAGTTGTGCCAACCATTATGTTTCCATTACTATTTATTCTCATTCTTTCAGTTACACCAGTAGCACCATCAGCAGCAGTAGAAAAAGCAAATCCGCCAGGCATATCATTTTCTCCAGGTGTACCATCAACAAAACATTGAATTTCTCCTGCTGTATTACCAAAGTCTACACCGTCAGCACCTGTAAACCTAATTTTACCTAATTGGTCTCCATTTTGAACAATGGTATTTGAGCCAAGAGTTGCGTTTCTTGATTTTGCAAAGACTAAAGAAGGTCCAGGAGTTGAGTCACTATATCTTATCATAGACATTCCAGACGTATCAAAATCTGTGCCTGATAATTGTAACCTTCCATTAAAACCATTTACATCGGTATCAACACCTCTTCCGAAATAAATTCTATCTACTGCAGCATCTAAGAAAAAAGCGTTTGGATCACCGTTGCCCTCTATTCGAAAGTCTATGTCTGCTGAACCTTCGTTGATTGCAAACTCTCCTGCTGTAATAGATGCTACGTTTACACCACCAGATTCTATGACTAGCGTATCATCCGTAGCTGACGATATACTGGTATCTGCATCATCATCAAAGTCAATT